ATGAAAGTATATATTGATAGCAGAGATTTTAAGGTGTACTTATCTGTTACGCATAAGTACAAGAGGTTTTATCTGTCAACTGGATTACAGACAACAGAGAAGTTTGACGGAATGGTTTTTCCTCGTTCCGACAAGTCGGCAAAGTCTAAGACCAACAGACTTGCACAGATATATAAGATGTGTGATGATTACATCAATGAGCATAGTAACGAAAGCGTTGACGAACTCAAAGAACATCTTAAAGAGTTGATTGTTGGCAAGAAAAGGAACAGGAACACCATTATTAGTGCAATAGAGAAGTTTATCGACACAAAGGATAAGACAGGCACTATAGCCGCCTACAAACATCTTATAACGGATATTTCCATATATGATGAGAATGCCACGCTTGACGGAATAGATTTTTCGTGGGTAGAGGGATTCTATAAGCATGAGGAAGAAAAAGGCAGATGCAACAATGGTATTATTGGAGATATTGATAAATTGAAGTCAGTATTTAACTGGGCAAGAAGAAAAAAGCTCACTACTAATTATCCATTTGAGAGGGCAGCTTTCAAGAAAGATAGAACACGCAAGAGAAATCTATCTGTAGAGCAGTTACGAGCCATACGAGATATTAAACTCGATGCCCACGATAGTATATATAGAGATTTCTTTATGCTTGGTTTCTATTTGATAGGTACGAACTTGTCGGATATTCTAGACCTTACCAAGGAAGACTATAAGGACGGACGTATATCATTCTTCCGTAATAAGACTAACAGATTGTACGATATTAGAGTTGAGCCAGAGGCTAAAGAGATTATAGATAGATACAAGAATAATAGCAGCAGCAACGAATTATTTTCGTTTATGAGGATTACTCATTCAGCAGGGTATGCTCAGTTTACGACAAAATGCAACTATTGCCTTCGTTCTCTAGGAAAAAAGGTATATGACGGAAAACGATACGACCGAACAAATGATGCGATTGAGCCAGACCTGACAAGCTATTGGAATCGCCATACGTGGGCAACGTTTGCCGCAAAGATAGGAATACCTATGGAGATTATAGGAAGGGCTTTAGGGCACTCTATTTGGGATAATTCAATAACTGGAGTGTACGTAGAATACGATACATCTAAGATTGATGAAGCCAACAGAAAGGTCATTGACTATCTGAATGCTGATTTAGAGTGTGATAAAGACAATAAATAAAACTCAAATGACGTTTTGAGTTTTCCGAAAGGGCAAATAAAAAAGGGAGGCTATTAACCTCCCTTTCTTGCTATTGGTTCGATAGAATAGTTTCTATCTTCTTACGATAGTCAACAGAGCCGTCAATGAATGCGTGCATAAACAGACTGCTATCGCTTATTGGTACGCTGATAGGCTCGTTGATGAAGTCCTTTGTAACTTCCGAGTTATTCACCAATGCGGCAACAAGACGTTTCTTTTCATAATTGAAACCTTGTGTAAATCCTGCGGCGAATGGTGTAAGTGAGTAAAAGAATGGTGTTGGTTCTTCACTCAGATTTTGCAGTCTCTGTTTCAGAGTCAGTTCCTTTGTCTTTTCCATCATTATTTTTCTTTTCAATTTCTTTCTCCATTTTATGCAAGCGTTCAACTTCTTGCTCGTAGAGGTTATCAATCGCATCAGAATACTTTAGGTATTGTGTAAGGCTCTTCTTGCGCTGCATAAACTCAGCCTTATTCTTTATACTTCATACCTTGTAATGCGGTCAGTGTGTGACGCTGTTTTTCAAGGTACAGCTCATGGCAAAACCATACCATTTTCTTCACAGCTCTTTTCTCAATACCTTGCATTTCCCCTGAGAGGAAAATAAGAGCTTTGTGCCTTCTGTTCTCCACACTTATTATCAGTTTGAATATTCCCCAACTGAATGCGAAAGCAAACCAAGCTAACGCAACACTTGAATTTCCAGCACAAGCGTTGAATATTGCAAACGTAACACCCAATAACATTTCGGCATAGTAAATATCGAACCATCCGAAACACTTCTTAATCATTTTCTTCATGTTTTTTGTTTGATACATTTGATAAATTATTGTTGAGACGAATATAGAAATCCTCATCACTCTCTCCATTCTGCTTAAAACTAAGACTGTTCTCTTCGATAAAGTCGAGGATAATCCAAATGCTCTTTTTCCCGAGGTTTCTAATCTTATCCAAATCAGACTTACCATGGAATTTGCGGAGTAAATCGCCTACGGTATATACGTCGCACCATCTGAACATATTCAGAATACGAACAGGAAAGCCACAGTCGTTTACATCTTTACCAAGTATTAATGGTGGAAGTATTGTTCCACCGATAGGAGTATCGCCTTTTGCACGTCTGTATTCATCATAACTAGCTTGTGTTGCTTTTAGTTTCTTCTTTAAACCATCAATCACGATTCTCAAATCTTGATTTGTAGCAATCTCGGCAATGGCGGCATCCTCGTTGTACGTCAGCTTATTGCAAGTCTTCTCTACAATCTGTCTGATTCTAGTTGCAGATACGCCGTACTTGATTGACAGCTCGTCATAAGTCATTCCGTTAATGATGTCCTTCAACATCTTAGATTCACGATAGCCAAGTTTTGGAGTGATATTAAGATACGACATAGCGTTTATTACACCAAAAAGCATACCAACAGCGTTGGCAGCCAATTTGCCGTTTGCGGTCGCTCTGTTTCTCAACTCGGTAAGTTCAACGTTGATTGCACGCTTGTGGGATTCAACTTCTTTGAGCTTATCATCTATCATCTTTTCGTTGGCAGCAATCATCTTGTACTTCTGAGCGTATTTCTCAACGTCCTCGCTGTTTACATACAAGATACCATGCTCGCCTACACAACTGCCAATGAGACCTTGCTCGATGTAGTTGCTGATTGTCTGTCTAGATAACCCTAGTATCTCGGCAGCTTTACTTCTTGTGATTCTAGCCATATTATTAATTCAACTTTCGGAAGTTCTTTTCTTCAATTAAAATATTATTTTTTAATCTCTTTAAAAACTTAATTGTTTTAATATTCACGCTCGGTTGGTTCGCTACTTGAAGACCATCTATATCACGCAAAACAGGTCTTCCGTTAGTGCTTCCAAATATAAAACAATCCATTCCTTTCCACCGTACCATATCGAAACGTTGAAAATTGGACTTGCCAATCTTATGTGAGGCTATTGTGTTTCTACGAATGCCACCCTTCTTAGGGTTAGCAACGTGCAATGCCCTTGTATGGCGAGGAACACAACGACACATAAAGAAAGAACTCAACCGCATTGCATGTACGTTCTTAGCAATACAAAACGCATCGGCAGCATGGGTCTTGGCAATACCATTCTCTATGCGTGTGCGCTTGGTTACATAACCATAGGTCAGGTGAACATTTAAAAACTCCAACTTCGCTCGCTCATAGACTGCCCAGCGCATGATGTTCATAACCGCAGCATCACTTAAGGAACTTCCACGCTTAATTTTCAAATCGAACTCTCCACGATGATAAGCTTTATGGCAGGTCTCGCAAAGCGTTACGAGATTGCTAGGAGAATTGCCGCCTGTCTTGCGGCTCTCCAAATGGTGAACGTTCAAAATTGGGTCTTTGCTCTTGCCTTTGCAGTGAACACATTTATGCCCATCCCTTGCCAAAACGTACTCCCTTACGTTCCAAAATCCCATCTGTTCGCCTTGCTGATATTCATCACCCTTGATGTCTGGGTTTTTGATTTTCTGAGCATCAAACTGAGCGACCTCGATTGTGGTCTTCGTGACAGGAAGTAGTTTATGAACCAAACGAATAACCTTCAAGTGGCTCTCAATCTTTTGTTCAACACTTGGTGCTAGCCAACCATCTTTCTTCTTGCGATTATCAAAACGAGCCTTGCGGTAGCGTGTCTTGCGGTTTCTTCTATTCCGTCTCAACTCCCTACGAGTAGAAAGTAATTTCACAATATCACTTCTTAACTCGACTTGTGCTGCAAGCATCTCCTTTTTCTCGGAACTTGCCGAAACACCAATGTGCTTAGAACCAGCATCAATACCAAGGCTCACATCTTGCGTGTAGGTGGTACTATCGTAATCCAACTGTACCACAAACGGAACACGGCTGACTACGTGAGCCTTTCCGTGACGAAGAAGATAACCTATCTTACCACAACGTTCTGTTGGCATTAATACGCTGCCTTCTTTACTTCTTACGTAAATCATAAACTCAAATTTAAATTAATAAATAAATCTCCCACCGAAGTGGGGTTGTGCGCCCATCGCCAATGTTATAGAATGGTTTCTTGCCGACAACACCGCAAGTTTCCTCGCTTTTAATCATCAACCGCAGTGGTCAGAACTTGGACGAATATCCTGACGTGCCTATACATTCATTCCTAACGTAGCTCCCTAATTCCATTCGGGGCTAAGGCTAATCCGCTTCGGACGATTGAATGGATAATCGCTAAAACCTAATCAAAGGCTTCCGAAACTAGAATTGTTTCAGATTTAAATCTGCCAATCTCGATTCCAACTGTTGGATAACGTTGTCGATTGTCTTCCCCTTATAGTCAAGAGCAATCTCCTTTAACACTGCAATCTGAGCCGTAATTCTAATTCTATCTGCTACTACCATCATAATCAATTTCTTAAAATGTGAACACTAACAGCCTTGTTTACTGCATTAGGCTGTGATTCGTTAAAACTCTTGATAAAGTTACGTTCCATTTCTTCAGGAAACATAGCTTTTTTCGGTTTCGGCATTGATAACGTGCCTACTACTTTGTACCCCCCCATAAGGGTGATTACACACTTTCGAGTGATTGTTTCTACTCCAAACATATTCTCTAAATTTAAAAATTACAAACCAATATTTTTCATTTTATCTTTAAAATCATACGCAGTATTGTTCACGGAACAAATATCATTAGCATTGATTCTCTTGTTATCTTTTGTTCCATAAACCACTTCGTATCTTTTTGCATCTAAGCTCATATAAACACTACAAGATAGAACTACATATTGCTCACCTGATGATTTTATTGAAATAATATCACCATTGGCTATACCAGCATTCTTTGCTATGATGTATTTCTTAGCCTGCACAACGCTACTAAATGTATCGTTTGCTTTTCTTATTCTTGCATCATTTATAGATGGCAAGAAGTCAAGTCCCTTTTGTTTGAGCATACCTCTTAATTTCTCTGCAAAATTTTTATTAGAAATAGCCTTTACCTCTTTCTCTGTATGCAAAGATAATGCTTTATAACTAAATATTTCATTCTGCAAAAGAAACTCTTTAAAACGCTTACTATGACTATATTCTAAAAGGACATTTTTTATAAAATCAACGTCCTTAAATAAATAATCAATAATCATTCTTCGTTCATCAGAACTTAAAGATGAAAAATATAACATTTCTCCCATATCCTCTACTTGTATTTAAATTTTATGGTTTTGGAAGCACTACCAACAATCTCCCTCTGCCACTACTATTATTATGTGCGATTTTTTACCCACTTCATTCTGTGCTCAACTTTCTTCTGATTAGTGCCACTGTTAGCCTTTGATATTCGGTTCGTCAGAACCTTGTATTTATTGGCGCATCGCAACTGACCTTTTCTGTATTTGGCAGAAATGATAATGAGTGTTCCATCGCTTGCACGGAAAGTTTGGTTGTTGGTGCATACACACGCATCAACGTTTGCTTCGGTGCATTGGATTATCTTTTGTACAGTTCCAGACTTAACAAGAGACTTGATGGCTTTCTTCGCTTGGTACATCGTGCCGTTAATATCCTGCATCATTCTGCTGTTAGAGTAACTTCCAGTGTACTTCTTATCGAATGGTTTCTCCAACATACGAGCTTCCGTCTTACGAGCATTTCGTACACTTTTAATAGAGTGCCCATTAACGGCTCTACTATGCGTATTGATGACTTCTTCGATAATGTTTATCTTGTTACAGATAACAGCTTCACGTACAAGATTTTTAAGGCTCGGCAAGCTGAGATTTCTCAACTGTCCTCGTCTCGTCTTGTAACTATAATCTTTGCTATGTATTTTGTTCGCTATGATTTTCTTCACACCGAACTTGTTTGTTTCTATCCTGCAATAACCGAACTTGATAGCTAAGTCCAAGTATTGTGTAAATGTTGGCTTATTAAAACCAAGAGCCTTTGCTGCTTGATTTTTTGAGCCATAATGTAAATCGGATGCACGGAAAAGGAATTTTATCTTTAATGCAAAACAGAATGCCACTAAGCGGTCTTTATCGCTCAGTGCAATCTTAGCTTGCTCTATTCCTATTCTAATATTGTGCATACCTCTGATATTTAAATTAGAAACTCCAAAGGGTCAGAGGTAGAGAATAGCCCTTCGGAGTTTACTGTTTGGCTTTGTTTAATGCTCATACGGTCGCCAGCCGAATAGCAATATCTTTTCCTTTCCACATCTTACTCAGTCTCTACACCTTTCATTTGCGATACAAAGGTAAGCATTATTTTTGAGATTTAAAAATTCGTCTAAAACGCTTGTTAACAACACGAAAGGAAGATTAATGCGAGATAATTATATATAATACCAATATATGATATTTAGATAGAGATACGGGGATTTTCGGGGGAATAACAATGATTTACAAATAACCAAAAATTTAGTTCTATTTAACAAACAAAAAATGCCCAACACCACCAAAAATGATGATGCAGGGCGATATATGATAGGTATAAAAGAAATGCGATAGTAAAGCCCCACCATTGAGCACCAACGGCAGGGCTGAGATAGATAGATGAGTTCCAAGATGATAAATTCATTGCAAAGATAGGCAAAATATCTGAGAACTCAAAGAGATAGTGAAAATTTCTTCTGTAAGCGGCTAAAATAGTTCGTTGGTATGATTTTATCGGTGCGATAGTTTCATAGGCTTAGATAGGGGCTAAAATAAATCCTCGCCTACCACAATAGGCAAGCGAGGAACTATATATGTACGATTACTTAGTCCTTAATAGCCTCATTGACCTCGTAATCCATAATCTTTGCCAAAGTGTTGCTGATTAACGCGCTCATTACGTTGTAATGGCTGGCAAACTTATCGTCTATTCTGTCATTCACAAGCACGCCATACTCTTCCTTGGCTCTATCGACCTCGCTCATAAAGTCCACGTACACCTCACGTAACTTGATGAGGGTCTTAGCCAACTTTGGCTGCTCCACGTTCTGCAATAATGTTGCATTGATATTCTGTCCGTTCATATTCTAATCTCCTATTAATTTAAATTGAGTGATGTCTGGCTGTTCAAGCCAACAATGGTGAGCAATTCCATAAATGTAGCATCATACCAACGTATCTGTGTCTGCTGCTGAAACTTAGGGTCTTGCTGATTCTGTCCGTACTTGTCAAATGCTGGAGTGATAACATACCAGCTATGTACCTTTCCTCGCTTTCCTGGGCGAGTAGCGTGCTTCACTACTCCTTTGAGTTCAAGCATACGATTGAATGCTTGTGCCGATATACCAACGTTGTGCGACTTCAATAAGTCTGTGGCAGCGTGCGTAATCGGCTTTTCCGTTCCTGCGTTTACAGACTGAGGAAGAGCATCATCCAAGCCTACCATCTTACCAATCTTCTGAGCGATGCCCAATTTGCTTGCGTCATTCAAATTGAGGAACTTTGCACTCCAATCAGCAAAGACTAACTTTGCTTGAATCTGCTCCTGCAAAGATGGCTGCTGCTGAACTTGTGCAACTGCGTGATGGAACACTCTACGATAAACCTCGAACACTGGGCGAACCTTGCGAGCAACAAAATACTCCAAGCAAGCGGAAGTGAGATAATAGAAATCAACTGGTCTTCCTTTTTCGCCATTTTGGGCGATAACTATAAAGTCCACATTTTCAATAAAGTTAGCTTTTAATGCCCTAACCGCTTTACTTTTTTCAGAGTAAACCAACTGCCAAACATCATCAAGGTTAACTGAAAACACTTTGTCTTGTTGGTCTAATGCCAACACACCACGGAAGTAACGCTCAATATCTGATGGGCTACTGTCCTTTGATAGAATTACGTTTGTATTCATATCACAAAGATTTAAAACACGAAAAACTGCGCTACGTGCTGTTAAGGCTCTTTGTGAAAACCCCGAAGGTAGTTTCCTATCCCTCGACACGGCGCAGTAATCCTTATATAAAATTACTTTATATTCAATAAGATTAGATACAACAATCGCACCCTCATAAGAAGATGCGGCAATCGTACCACAAAGATTTTTAACGTTGCAAAGATACGAAAAATATTCCAATCTTGCGTGTGCTAAGTAAACCTTTAACCAAACTTTAACATTTGGCAGTTATTAATTCTTCGATTAATTTGTTTTTGGGTATAATAAATCCCCACCTATGCTTGATAGATGGGGAAATGATTATTCGTCAACAGTCAATCCCTTACGTAAAGCCTTTTCTCTTAATTCTTGATAAGCTTTCTGCTTTTCGTAGGCATTGCCATTGTTATACATATTCTCTAACTCCTGTAATTCAATCATTTCTTGTCTGTGTTCTCTTTCGATGCGGTCTATTTTCTTTTTATATTCAATATAATGCCAAATGTAATCAATGGCAAATATGACCACAACAAAGGCGGCAATACCAAGAATGATTTTCTTTGTTTTGCTTAAATTTCTCATATCCGATATTATTTTAATTCACAATCCAATTTCCAAGAACATTAGAATGGTGAAAAGTCCAGTCCTTTTTCTATAAACCTTTCAACGTTAAAAAAGTACTGCCCTTTATCGCAAAGCTGATATATGATTTTTGAGCGCATTTCGTTATCACCATTTGTAATAAGCGGAAGGCAGCAACAATCTTTTGATATGTTGTTCAGAAACTTATCCATTCTATCTCTATCCAGTACTATCATACATTCGTTTTTTGGTGCATTTTTACACATAAGCAAATATATGTCCTCGTCTTGCTCGACTGCACCATACTTATTCTTAACCGCAACCCTACAATTTGCGAGGTAGATGGAATCGGAAAGTATTAAGTCTGAGGATTCTAAAACCTTTCCGTAATCAGGGTCACTCGAAATCTGTCTTTTGAGAAGTCTAGTTAAGCTATTCAAAGAAAACTTCTTGAAGTTGGCAACCTTCGCAATAGAATCTTTCTTTACCTTTGCGATAGAATCTGCTCGTAATTGTGCAGGTGTCTTTTCTGGAATCTTTGGTTTACTGCTGCAACTAGCAACAAACACCACGGCAATCATAATTGCCATAAACATTAAAATCTTTTTCATTTATAGTGACTTCACCGTGGTGTCGAGGGCTAATCAATATTAATAAGTAACTCCGTAACCCTCGTTGTTGTCGTACTTAGCGAGCAAACAACCGCCACTATTATAGTAATATGTGACCTCCCCATTTTCTTTGGTATAATCACCTGGTTCTAGGCGTTCATTCATGTAGTTCTCAAACTCAGCAAATGAAACAAAAGCCTGTCCTCTATCATTAAAATCTAATATACTCATAAAGAATATCTTAAAGGGTTATTTCTTCGTGGATAGCTTCACTAATGAGCTTTGCTATATCTGTCGGAATCAAAATTCCTATAGTCTTACCGGCAATATCCTTGCAATAGCAAATAGGTTCAGCCTTTTCACTTGAAAGATACAACTGCAATTCGTCATCATAGCCATCAATATCATAAGAAGCTGTTATGTTGCTTTTCAGTTCCATTCCCTTGATGGAAAGTTCGCATTGCCAATAATCGAAAGGTTTCTTCTTGCCTTTAACCATTTTGCGCCCTCGAATAACATTCAGAGTAACTTCCTTTCCGCTTTTAGCAGTGAAAGTAAAGTCCGTTGTCTTTTCTAACTTTTGTGTAAAATCTTTCTTCATAACTTATTCGCTTATCCGTGATGCGTAGGGCTATAATATTTATATTATTTTCAAAAGATAACGCAAAATGCGTAATTATATTGTGTGTAGGGCAGAAATTTTAATCTTTATTTCTTCCCATGGCGCAATCGAACAATGTGCCGATTAGCCAAATTGCTATTAAGAATGCCATAACTTAAACCTCCTCCGTATTATTGTTGTTGTTATTCAGTTCCTTGTAATACTGCTGAATCTCCTCATCAGTCATACCCTTTTCTCGCATTACACGATAGTTTGCAGAACCACGTCTGAAATAAACCTGACTGCCATAGACTGAGCGTAGATTGTAATACGCACTTCTTACAAGTTCTTTGGTTAATACCTTACCAGTGGACGAATAAACGCCCATCTGCTGCAACATCATAGCTGCATCCGCAAAGTTAGTTGTAGTCAATTCAGTAAAGTCATTGGTACACTTCTTAACCACATTCCATATAGCTTTGTTGCAAGGTTTCTCAGCAGCCTCTTTCTTTCGCTTTTCCGATGCTGCCTTCTGTGCATTTGATAAGTCACATTTTCTAGGCCTGCCCAATTTTTTAACGACCTTACCAGACTTTGAGATAAACTCTCCGTCTTGTGCCAATTTCTGTTTGCGTACTTCCAATGCGCTTTGTGTTCGCTCCTGTATGAGTTCACGTTCCATCTGTGCCGAGAATGAGAAAGCGAATAAAAGCATTTCGTCAATCGCTTTCAGGTGGCTGCAATCAAGGTCAATGCCCATCTGAACGATAACCAAGCGCACACCACGTGGTTTCAGTTCGTCATTCACAAACTTGTTGATGTCGCTCATAGAACGACCGATACGGCTGACCTCTGACACGATAAGTATATCACCTTTATCAAGCATCGGCAACACTACCTTACCAAGGTTTCTATCCTTATAAGATACCTTACCAGATACTCCTTCCTCCTTCACTTCGTGAGTAGCTTTGAGATTGTGACAATTCAACCATTCGTTGATTGTTCTTTCTTGCTGCTCCAATGTCTGCTTTTCAGTAGAGACACGACTGTATATTATTACTTTCTGCTTTGGCTCATCATCATCTGTCATGTTTGCCTTTGCGTTGCAGCTTTTGTCAGAACGGCAAAGGTAGTGACCTTCTGCCATCATGCAATAAGGACAATCCTTACAGCCGATGTTCACGATGTCGTATTTTACAGATGCGCCACCTTCATTCTTGATTTCTGTTGTCTTCATTTCTCCTATCTCCTATCTCTTATTACTTAAAACGTTACTTTCTGCTATTTATTATCCACAATAATAGAATGATACATGAAAATCGCTGCTTTTACGCTCTCGGTCATTCTCAATCACTCCAAACATATAAGTATCAATTACGTAATCTACATCATTGTTCTTGTCATGTTCAATTCTCTTCACCCATTCCTCAACAACATCAGGACACCAAGCATCGCCAAGGAATCTAACCAACAATTTGTTATCGGTTTCCTGTCGTATCAATACTGGCTCGTTTCCGACAAATCCAACCATGTCTGTGTTGTCTTTGTTCCAAGAATATTGTCCGTCATTGAACAAATCTTTTACTAAATCATCAAGACAAAGGTCTTTGTCGTTGATAGGGCAATGAGCTGCATTCTTAATATCCATAGTCTTTAATATATTAATAAACATTACAATAAGCGTCATATATTGGCAATGATGTGAACTTGCGCAAATAAGATGCAATCTGTTTCACTCTCAGCATATTTACAAAGCTGCTCATAAATGAGTTCCAATTGATACAGATGTATTTATCTGTAATCTCTACCCATATATCTTCGTTGTCGATACATTTATATTTGAGATATAATGTATCAATCACTTCTTTGATAGTCTTTTTCTTCATAGTCTTACTTCAATTCTTGTTCTACAATATCGAAATTATCCCACGTCTCACCTTCGTTGTCTGAGATATGATAGAATGAGCCTGATACGCTGATTTGGAAATCGTCACAATCCAATGCTTGTTTATAGCTTTCCAATGTGTTCAGACCTTTATCTTCCATCGCTTTTCTAGCCTTATCTCTGGTATCGAAGACTTCTGCATCAACTTCAACTGCCTCACCCAATCCATGTTGGTGTGAATTGATAACTACATATACTTTCATAACTTAACCCTTTCTACTATTTTGAAGTGATTATTCTTATAAAATCTAACAATACATCTAAGTTTGATTTGGTTAGATAGAAATATTCAAATGTACCTAAGCCCCATATACTTTCAGATGTATATTCTGCATGTATATCCATATAAGCAGGTGATACATGAGGGAACTTAAAGCAAGGAATATTCTGATGCTCACGAAACTCTATTTCCTCTGTGATAACATACCCACGAATGAAGAATATAGTACTAAGTTCTGTTTTTGCATCATCAACGTAAGTTGCTCCTACATTAAAACTAGATAAATTGCACCTACCGATATTCTGCTTAATATATTCCAGTGCATCTTCTTTTGTTATTGTCTGTTCCATATTGATTAATGTATAAGTTTTGTTTCGATAAACATTATTTGATGAATATCCAAGACGATAGTCTCTTTAAAAAATGAGTCGTTTATTATAAGTAACTCATTCGTTCCGTCTACTCTATACTTACAAACATTGAAGTCTATATGAAAACGGTTATTAGGGATGGCAATGTAAATTACCTTGCTTTCTGCTTTGGCTACCTTGATAGCCTTTCTTAATTGATTTACGTTCATTTTATGATGTATTATAAAAGTTTGTATATGTTATTAATTCGCTAATTTCTTTGCTCCGTGGAGGTGGCAAAGGTAGTGTGTGTACTACTTTGCCAACACCACATAAGCAATCGCCTACAGCCGCATTTAACGGCTTGTTTGCTGCAATATCCAACCGCATATTGTTCGGTGGAATATCCAAGCATACCGGAACACCGATATAGATAGCCACAACCTTTGCGGTTGATGCCGTTTCTTTGCACTCTGAGACGTTTTCATTTGTATGTGGTGTAATTGTCCGCTCGGTGCATTTCTCGCTTGTTTGATGCTCATTTGGTACGCTATTCAAATATGTATGAATCATATCCATTATGGTATTCTCATCTGTATATTCAATAACCATACAATGAGAAATCATTTCCTCGAACTCGCTTTTCTCTGCTCCACCGTGCCAAAGAAAACTCCCATCGGCTCTAATCTCTGTATATAAGTAATGAGGGTATTTTATTGTATTGTACCCAGAAACTTTATATGCCAACTTATTTTTGAAGTCGATAAATACCTTCCCTAGCCAATCAATCGGCTCGCTCGGTGTATCATCAGGTACGGCTGCAATCTCTTCTTTTGATGCCAATGATTTCTTCTGCTGCTCCTTAAATAGCTTTTCCAATTTTACACCATCCTTAAAGAAGAAAGCGCATCCACGATAGGAATTACTCTTTGTTCGCTTTTCATCTGGCATAAACTCTTTGCAGAATCCCGACAATGTAAACAGTTCACCACAAAATGATACCTTATTGTCTTCTGCTGCAATAACCTCTGTACCATCAACGAATGTAAGTGCATCGCCTACATTTACACCGATAGCATCAAAGCTAAACTTATTGCTAGGCTTATCCAATGATACTACCTTTGCAGATTTATTCGTTTGCTCAGTTTTCTTCTCTGTAGCGCACTCTTTTTCCTCAGTTGTAACATTATCCACCTTTGCAGGAATAACGTCTTCTGTAGGCTCATTTGTAGGCATATCAAAAGGCTCAGCAAATCCACAATAATCGTATGCGCCAATGCAGCCATCAGATAGTTTGAATCCGTCATACTCATCATCAATATACATCGGCATCATCATACCAACTTCCAAACTACCTACATACACCAAAGCTTCATTAGAATATCTTCCAAGTGCAAAATTAAAGTTTTCAAATCTCAGCAGACTATCAATCTTTAATCCAATCGCAAAATTCTTGTTTGGCACGTTTTCACACTCACAAGAAATCTCAATACCATCATGATTATCATACATTCCGTTAATTGCGAATGTAATACGATTATCATTTTCTTTATGCTTGATTATTACTACACCGATAGAGTTAAAACCTTTGTTTTTCTTCAACCATTTAGAAATACCCTTCCAAGTCTTTTCGTTGATGGTGCAAAGATTATCAGGACTAATCTTAGGTAATACAGAAGAATAATTTACGTATCTGTTTGCCTCAGTCTTAGAGTAATATCCACAGCATTCAGATACCCAATATTTGTTGCCGTTTGGTTCACGTACCAACTTGCAAGTAAGAGTATTGCCAAACTTAGCCAATGAGCACATCTTTTTGAAGTCTTTTCCGTTTACCAAAGGCAAATTGTAATCGTATGTAAAATGTTCCGTGCTTACCACATCCAAGCCCTTAATCATCATCGTGTGCCCATCGCTAGCGGCTGCCCTGCCGTTTCTAATATCCAAGCATACATTTTTCATAGCAGGGCGCAAATCATCATTCGCACAATGCAAAGATAACTTAGAGTAGTATTTATTAATGAGTACCTTAACAGTGCAAAGTACCTCATTATTATCTTTCTGCTTGATAAACATTCTTTTCTTACTACCAATGCTAGCTAACTTTTCAAACTTAGCTACCAATGCAAAGATTTGAACTACACAGAAGGAACACACAAAAGATAGCACATTCACGCTCGCCATCGGTGCAATAAAACAATCTTTCTCTACTTGCTTATTACACTCATTCTTATATGATTTCTTTTCAGTCTTCAAATAGCCATCTTTAAATGCGCTATCCTTCATCTTTGCCAAATCTGAGGCGGTGTAATTGCCTTCTTTTACATTTACACCCTCATTAAAAACCTTATCGGCTATCTCATACAACTTGTTTAAGATAGCCATATTCATTTCTTTTTCGTTCATATTGCTAGATTTTAAATGTACTTATCCAATTCCTTTTCCAATTCTTCTTTGTTGCAATCAGAAAACCAACTACAAATGGTATCAATTGCCCACATATAGGAATTTGCTCCATCATCAAACAATATCCAGAACATTTCAGCGTATTTACTAAAATTACGATTCCAATTGTGCTCTTTGTACCATTTAATGGTACGTTCATATTCGGCTACCAATTCATTTTTGGTAAGCATTCTAATTTCTTCTGAAGTCATATATCCAATGTTTAAAAGTTACACTTCGTAAAATTGCCCATAGTATTTTCCATAAGCTACCAAAGACAAGCGCACACCACCATTTTTAATCGGTGATACGCTTATCTTTTCACGCTTGATAAAGTGTATCAAAGGGAAAAGATAAGGGCGCACACACTATTTTATTAGTACTTTTGAATATCACTTGTTAATTGTCCGACAACAAATAATGTAGTATATAAATATGTTTGGTCATACACTAATTCGTTATTAACGAATAAATGCAGCTCATAATAGGCATCATCGTGCCAAATTTGCCATTCATAATTTGAACTACCATTCTTTTCACGAACGCAAAGGAATTCATTTTCCGTTCCCTTTTCTTCTATCTTTGCGTAAACATCAAGTGAACGCAAGATTTTAGCTAATTTCTTTAAATCTTTATTCATATTGCTAATTATTTAATGTTACTTTGTGGTGCAAACGGAATCGAACCGTAAACAGATACCGACTATCTTTGCACCTATCCAATATGTTTTATGATATTGTCTTTTTGCCGTAATAACGCAAATTAAGCATTTCCTTTTGGCTAGTAAGTTTGCAGTTACAACGTTTTTCATTTATGCTATAGTCTGCACCAAGCGCACGAAGACGGCTGCCTGTTGTAACAGTATTAAAACCGCCATCGGAAAAATACACATTGCCACGTACTTTTGCATATATATATATATCATACAAGCGTACAAATACATTTGCACCCTTAACAATTACTTCTGTATTACTTTCTCTGTAGTTAACTTTATTATTTATAGCGTTAACCATTCTTTGTTCTATCTTTCTCATTTTATTTGCGTTTTATAATGTTATTTACTCTTTTACGTACTTATTCCAATTACGCCCAACAATAATACCAAGCACGTAAGATATAAGGGCGAAAACGAATGGTATCGTTATATCCATATATCCAATAATTAATCTAATGAAACAATAACAGCCATAAAAAGCCATGGTGTAAAGCACATAAATAAAAGCCCTACACTAAACAAAGGGTAACTACCAACTAAAAAGCTAGCAGTAAACAACAAAAAACCGATTACAATAAAAGCAATCATCAAAAACCAAACTATATTTGATAAATTCTTTTTCATATCCTTATATTATTTGTACCTTTGCACCCACATAAGCGAGTGCAAAGGTAGTATTATTATTTAGTCTTCAATCTCTTCTTCTTCATCGCTATCTTCTTGCGAGTCTTCCCAATCCTGCCACATATCGGGAGCAACATTTTCGATAGCCTGCCCCAAAAGGTAGCATCTAATAGTAACATCACACATTTCAGCACCGTCAGAAAGAATGTCCGAACTACCGCCAAACTCTTCGTTAGCCTCAGCCAACAAATCTAAATTGTGGCAAAGATATTCCTCAGCCTTCCAAGCATTAAAGGTATATGAGCCGCTAGCATTACCAGTTACCGAATCATCAACGAATAACTTTTCGTTTAAGTCTTCTTTCATTTCGTCTAAGTCCGAATAATCGTGAAAATCCACATTATTCTCTATATACTCACGAACATCACTCTCTACTGCTGATAAATAATCATACTTTTCCATACTCTAATTTATTAAAAGTTACTAATTAATTTTGCTAATTCGGAAAAAACTAATAACTTTGCAGCCGTCTTAAGTAAGCAAGTTATTTCGATTTTTCGATTTAATTTGATTCGCCCACTACTTTTTTAAGGTAGTGGGTTTTTTGTTTTAGTAATAACACTCTTCTGTTTTTGTTGCTTTCTTGATATTCCACACCTTTAATTGGGTATCAAATTCAAGAGTGAACAATGCAACAAAATCGCCATCTTCTAGAAATGCACGAAACATACTACCTAATGAGTTATTTGTGCCAGACTTACGAATACCAATTGTTAATGCGAATCCGTACTTTTTGCCGTTGCAGTTGGCAAATTCTTTCTTTATGGTATCAATATCAATTTTCATATCAGACTCTATAAATGAAGAGCCATATTGAACACTATAAACTGCTGCAAGTCCTTTTAAAACCTTTGCAACATCTGAAAATTTGCTTGTTGTAATCATATTGCTTTATTTTTTAGTTACTAATTTGTTCCCTTTGCAAGACTCGAACTTGCAGAAAAGCCGATGTTTTCGCCTGCATCTAGTATGGATATATATTCCTTTGGTTTTCATTTATCATCTAATTTATTTCGCTACTCTAACTTTTCGCTACTCACTTTAAGATGTTTCAACGCTGAATAATGTACTTTGCAGCTACATTCTTTATAAAGGGATAACCGTTATAATTACTACCTTATGTTATTTTATTGTTGGCTAACATAAAAACCGCTTAATACTACTATATCGTATTGTTACACTAACATTTGTTAGGTTTCTGATAACGATATTAAGATAATGCCTATCTTACGTTTGCACTATCTGTTATAAACAGAATCACGGCTGCAAATAGTAAGCGTTTCATTATCACGCTAACATGTAAGTAAATCAAAGAACGAAGCATTGTTATATAATGGATTCCTATGTCTTAAGTAAGCATCCTTATTTCTTAAATGCGATGCAAAGATACGGCTTTTTTCTGTATCTGCAAAACTTTTAGGCAAAAAATTACGCTTTTTCTCGCTTTTTTCTTGAAAATAACTGCATTTTCTTAAATCGTTACATAAAATGCAATCTCCACTTTGCAAAATGATAGGTTAAATAGGGGTTATTGGTTGCTTTTATATGTTTTCCCTATCTTTGCACCTTTGCACCCTCATAAAATCACCTTTGCAGCCGTTTTCTTATAATGTAGTGGGCGCGCGTACCTTATATATAGGAAAAAAATCTAAAACGCTTTTATTTGCCGTTTATAGGCTTTTTCTCGCTTGATAGATAGAAAGTATCTGTTTTGCTGTTTGAGTATCTTTGCAGCCGTTTTCTAGCTTGATAATATATGATAGTACTATATTTCGTTTTTGGTACGTTTACAGCCGCTTATATTGTACGTTTTAGCTATCTAGATTATTTCTAAATAAAGTTTAATGTTTGGTTTTTCGCTCTGTTTGTACTCGCTTTCTGTTTTTGTTTCTTATTTAGATTAATTCTAAACTGAAAACTTTTTGGGAATTTCGGGTTTTTCAGCACCTTTGCAGAAACGTTCTATCTTTTTACTTTTTACCTCTCTGCTTTTTCCTTCTGTTTGGATATTGCGGAATTGAACGGAAACGAAAAGCAAAAACCGCATTTTTGCCATTTTTGCCCGAAAACGTCCGTTTTTGTCGCAAATAATGTATTGATTTTCAGTGTTTTATACCTATATAGGGCAAACCACACCCCCCACACCCCCGTTTTTGGCACTCGCAGGGTGGGTCAGCTCTCTTCCGAAAATTTTTTATTTTTTATTTTTTATTTTTTTGTAAAATACTCTGATTTTTTAAATTCCGCTTTTCTACAGAATTTTGAGCATTTTCCAGAATATCATATCTACTTTTGATTTTGCATAAGTTTTCGAGATATTCATTTTCGCTTATTTTCGTGCGTTATGGAGCGTTTTATGTTGCTTTGCGGTATAGTTTATCGCCATCGTATTTTGAACGTCTTAGAATACAATTTTCGAGTTATTTGCGTTTATTTTAGTTTTTGCGGAAAAATAAGGTTGTTCTTTGATTTTAGGTTCGTTTTTGCTATATACGGTTTGCAGTTTTGTGTGATATTGATATGGGGTTGATGCGAAGCCTTTCTTCTTAGGGGATGAGTATATAGTTTACTATATACAGGGGTTGACATCCCCTACTACGGCTGCGCGCGAGGGTACAATGGTTTATTTACGTGTTATTATTATATGGGAATTGCTCCAAATGTTAAATTTTCAATATAAAAAATCTGATTTATTGGGATAACCTATATTTAATTAGGGATATGGGGAATTTAATACAAATTTGCAATTTGTTAAACTATGTAAAGTTCATTTTTGGCTTGATTTTTTGGCGTATATTTGCAGCATAAATGTTTGATTTACGAATTACCGACTTTGGAATATGGCAGAAAAGAAATTCTACATACAGCGTTACTTGAAGTCCGAGCAGGGAGCTTGGAAGGCAGACGGAGTGCGCAAGAGTCTGGAGGATGATTTTGGCGGCGGTTCTGTCCGCTACAAGTCATTGGATGGATTGAACTCCAAGGGTAAGCAGAAGGGCGTATATACCGAGAGCTATCCTGAGAGTGACGCGTTGAGAGTGTTCATTGACCCGAATGCTAGGCATGAGAGCACAAACGCTACGTTGTCAGTCTGCGTGTTCGGGTATGATGTTGACGGAACAACCGAGCTTTCCGTTACTGAGCAGATAAAAGCTGCCGAGAAAGCATGGGATAGTCTGTATGCTTACTTGGAGGGTGCGCTGATTCTCTGGTATGACGATTACAGACAGAAGAAGGCGTTGTTTTTGGTACAGGATGCTACAGAGCCATCAACGGATAACATCAAGAACATTCCGTATCTGCTTTGTTCGGTTAAGTTGGTAAACGTCTTCGGTCAGTCGTTTGATGGTGACAGTACCGTGATTGAAGATTGGTTGAAGAATGGTGGAAAATAGAAACAACAGCATCCGCAAGGCGGTAGGACGTGTCTTTTAGATACAAGTCTAGGCAAACAGAAGGTTCGAGTTCCTTCTACGGTCGGTGGATGCTTTTAAACAGTTGAGAATGTATGCGAATAAAGGAAGAATCACTTGACAGGGCGTTGGAAGCGGCATCGTTGCAGACGAAGGGATTGCCAAAACGCTACACGGATGGTAAAGACTCATTCTGGATAATGGCAGTTGTGCTTGTTCAGAAGCGCAATTTGGAGGAATGCTACTGCATTTATCAGCAGAATGCAGACAAATACATGAAGCTTTTGCAAGACTTCGGTACACCGAGTCCTATCATGTCTATCAAGAGCATTCATCCTTACATGTATCTTGATGAGGCTCAGTTTTTGCCGAGCGGATGCATCGAAGCAAAGAAGAACTTTCTGAAAAACGAGCTTGGTGAAGACCCTAGGGCTTATGAGGTCGATGAAATGACGGAATCGGACGTTAATCACGCGTTATTGGAGATTGCCATTGATAAACAGATGAGAGCTGATGAGGAAAACAAGAAAATCAACGTACTCAATGAAGGAAGCGATTTGGATGGAACGAGATTTGAGGACATTGAACGTCAGAAGTTCGAGTTTGAGTTAGCTGAAATGAGGAAAGATGGATGCTCTAAGAAGGAAATAAAAGAGTTCATTGACGAGTATAATGCCAGTCATAAGCAGAAAGTTGACGATGAGCCATACATTTCAGAGGAAGACCGCATTCATCAGGAAATGGAATCAAAGGACGTTGAGAAAACTCCCGAATGCAGTATTGAAGGTGAGTTTGATGCACCTGAGATAGACTATGATAAGCTTCATGAGGAATCAGAGGCGTTCAAGAAAGAACAGTTAAAAGTTGCCAAGCGCAAGTGGAAGCGCGCCTATGATGCCGATTCAGAGAAGCGTGACGGAAGAGAGTTCGAGAACGAATTTGGCGAAGATGAGGAATGTGAGACGTTGCAGTTACCGAATAAAGAAGCCGTTCCTGTAAAGCGAAAACCAGGCAGACCAAAGAAATCGTCATTGGATTACACTGCTAGCAAGCGCGACACGACAAAGAAACGCGGTCGCAAACCATCATCAACTAAAAAGTAACAGATTATGACTAAATCAGAGCTTTTGAATAACGTGTTCTTTGAGAATGCAAAAGATGATTTACCTATCATATATATAACATCAGATGATGATGTTGTAAAAATCGGTGGCATTATCAATGCACCTATGGTTGGCAGAATTTATTTTAGTGAGGTCAAGAAAGCCATCACAAAGGATGATTTGCTTGCCAACAAAGAGTTCATTTGCGCAAGTGATGATTCTGAAATTCTTATTGATTTCGGTGGCTACAGACGTGAGACACTTGGTTGCTATATCGCGATTGATGATAGTTGCATTAATATTATTGAGCTATGAGGAATAACCATCACAATCCTAATAAAGTGCCGCCGTTCAAACCAGACCCAGAACATTGGACTAAGAAGGTTCATTCATGGAAGGCGAAGGTCGCATACGAGACTGGGGATGATGCTTGGGAGTTTCTGAATCAGAATCCGAAGTTACGGGCACAAGGTATGGCGGTGTATCGGTGTAGGATATGCAACAAATATCATATAGGGCACAAGAACAACAAATAAAAAATATAAATAGCAATGATAGTAATAAAAATCAAAACATGGAAAGACTGGAAGAAGGACTTTCTTGATTGGGTGCAAGCACCTCGACGCAGTACTTGCAAGGATTATGTAGATTATATGGAGGCTTTGCAAAATCGTGTTCTCTACAAAATAATAGCCGATACTTGCGATAAATACGGCAATATGCGTGAGAGGCAAATCCAAGACATCACAGAAGCAGTCGAAAAATGCGTGGCTGAGTGTGCTAAAGAAGCACGCAAGTTAATCGATGAATGCCAGCCAGCAAAATTCTTCTAGGGATGTACTCTCATTACAAATAACACAAGCTCTACACATAACAAGCGCAGTCCGCGTTATTTTAAAACATAAATAGTTGAGAATATGAAAAAGTTTTTATTAGTTGCATTAATTGCAGTGGTGTCTCTATTGGCATCATGTAGCAGAAATCTGAGATTTCAAGAAGACAATCGTGAGTTGTATGACACTATTACGGTGTACTCTGTTGACAAAATCGTAGAAACGTCTGGGAGTAAAGACAGAATCAGTACAGAGACTTATTATCTTGTTGCTACAGACAAGGGAGCGTATCGTATAGATTTGTACGGAATATGGGGTAATCCTCAACTTGTTGGAGTTATAAAACAGGACAGAACATATATTGTTGAAACGAAATGGTTCGATGCTCCAATTCTTAAGGAATACAAACGTATAACTAAACTGATTCGTGAATTATGAAGAAGAAAGGATATTACGAATACGAAAACGGAATCTACCCTTTGAAACTTTGGGTACACATCGGTAAAGACTTGAAAGAACTGATAGATTCCTGTTTTGACAAGTGCAAGGCTCCAGATATTGATTACGGCGGCGTTACGTATGCCAATGCTATCAGAAAGAGCGACAGAAGGCGCGGCGTTCTTGTTTCGTTTCCGTGTCAGAAGGTTATGTCGATGAACTATTGCTGCCATGAAGCTTCTCACGTCTGCGATGCCATCGAGGAATATACTGACTTAGAACACGGCGGCGAGCCTTCTGCCTACTTGATGGGTTGGATTGCGTCTTGCATCAACAAGGCTCGTTTGGGTATTGGAGATTTCGTTGAACTAAAAGATAAGGAGAAATAGCTTATGATTGAGAAAGAAGATGTTAAGGTTGGGTTGCGATTTTATATCACAAAAAATGATTGCTTAAAATGCAATTTTGACCCGATAGGTATTCAGAGTGGCAGAACCCCTATTCTGTTCAATGTCGAGAGAAAGGATGCTGATGTTTATATATGTACATCTGTTAGCACAGATTACAAATATGTCGCTCGTTTTCGCGAGGAGGATATTATGATGTTTGGTACAAAGTTCGATATAGTAACGAAAGGTGAAAGAGAAGCCGCAAACAAAAAGACGGAGCAAGTATCTCACCCATCCCATTACGCTTGGTTGAAGGATTTGTGCGGTGTTGAGCCTTTGGATATTTGCAGACATCTTGACTTCAATACAGGGAACGCTATCAAGTATCTCTTGCGCAAGGATAAGGTGGATGGCAACAAAACAAAGACCGAGAAGCGCATTGAGGACTTGCGTAAGGCGGTGTTTTATATCCAAGACGAAATAAAATTATTGGAGCATGGCACAGACTAAATACACTTGTAAGGATTGCGTATTGTTGAACGATGAAGATTCAGAGTTCCCATATTGTATTGGCAAAGACTTATATACATACACAAATCCTGACGATGATGCTTGCGGAGACATTATTCCGCTGGTATATACTTGCAAGGATTGTTTCTTCTTCAAGGATGGGGTTTGCCATAATACCACGGAGAAGAGATACACATCGAAAGAAAATCCTTCATGTAGAAATTTCGAGTACAAAACGATTGTAGAACAAAAATAAATATATAGTTATGGCTAGAATTGCAAAAAAGAAGACTGTTGACAACAATGCAGGTTTGCTTAAAGTTGTTGACGGAATCAACAGAAAAGATGTTGAAAGTGTTACCGACTTCGGGCATTTCTTCATCGTAATTTTGAAGGATAGTGCTATTTTCCACACACACATTGGATTTGAAGCACGTTTTAAGCGTTGGGGCGGTGTTGATATGGAAGGACACGCGCTTACCACTACAACATTCGCGTGGCTTGAAAATCTTGTTGCGATGAAGAAAGAAGTAAAGGGGAAAGAGAATGATATTTTCCCTGAGACAGATGTTACTTATCAAGATATGCTTGATAGTATGGTTATCATCACAGAAGCCAACATTACTCATCCGATTACAGCGTTCACTGATGCAGATGATGCAGCAAAATTTGCAAAAGAAAAATTTGATTACATCGGTCGTATGCAGAAAGAGTTGGAAACTGTAATGAACACTCCAGTTTCCGAAGAGACAGAGGAAGACTTGAAGAAGAACTTTGAGCACGGTCAGCAAGCAATATTGGCAGAGCAAGCAGCCGAGGCTCTTAATCAAGGAAAGGAATAGCTTATGTATAATGAATGGTATATAGAACTGAAATACGGACTATTCCGAGATTACAGGATTGTAAGGATGTGTGATGCTAACGGAGTGAAGCGAGACGGTATCTTTATACCATTCATTCAGAACGGAATCAAATGGGATGGTGTAAAGGTTAAGAATCCTGTTCAGTATCTAAAACCGATTTGGGCTGCTGCCGATGGTTCTAGATTACACAAGTTAGTTCCTATGGTTTCTGTGGATTTCAGACAAAAGATGGAAGATGCAGGTGTATTGTCACCAGATGATAAATACCCTTGTGATACGGTAGGTTACGTTTATAAAGATAAAAATAAGATTTAACGGCTATGATATACTTAGGTAATGATACGATGGATAAGGTAGAGCGGATGGTTTGCGAACAAGTGAACACGGCTATGAGTACTGAGGAAAAGGAAGGAGTGAATGTTGATGATTTATATGTCGGCAATACTAACATTCCTTTTGCGAGAGCGGTAGCAAGAAACTTTGTTCTTGACGTTCTACACAATCGCTATGGCTTTTCCTATGCCGTTATCGCACAGCGCGCGGACATCAATGAGAAATCTGCTATGCGGTGTGTCCGCAAGTGTCACGAACTTGTCGGGTACGATAAAACCTATGCGTATGTGAACACTTTAATTAACGATAGATTGAGAGAATGGTATGGGGAATAGCAATGAATTATTGACATTGAAGCGCAATGCCCTAAGATTGGGATTGTGCGGAGAATATAAAGGGAAATGGGATTCTGCATCGAGTAAGCGAGAATTGGTAAATATGGCTCTTGATTCAAACGGAATTGAGTTTATGGCTGATTCTATTGCTTTCGGATGGGGATTGTCAAAAGAGTACCTTTTGAAAGAGTTTGGTGAGTTTGCCAATGGATTCTATCAATGTAACGAGCACGGATATACCAGCGAAATGTATATAGGTGCTCATGGAGTTATCAAGGCGCGCTCTACGATTATTCTTGTCGCGTACTGCAAGGATTTGGAAATTGAAGTTCCTGAGAATATGGTTACTCGCATTTATGTGTGCGGAAAGAGTGAAGTTCGCATCGAATGCAAAGGAAAATGTGACCTCATAGAGTACGGAGAGGATAATGATGTTAAAATCATTAGCTACGATGACGCAAATATGACGCTAGGAACGATTTATGTGTCAGAGTGGAATAGTTGTAAGGATGAGCAGAAATAACGTCTTACAGCTCATTTAAATAGCAAAGTTTGGTAAAAATATTTATATTATTTTCTTGTTTACAGAGTGTACGGCGGTACACAGACATAAAGTGTAATTTTACTTTTTATATTAGTTAAGGTTTAGTTAGATTTATGTTGATTAAAAAGGGCAAGTTCAGTTGTGAAACCGAGCTTGCCCTAATTTTATATATAGAACACAGAAAACTAATTCATAAATACCTTGATACCATTTCTTCCTTGCTTGTGACCGCCCTTTACACAGCTAGCCAAGGTGTCGCGAATATCAGTAAGTATTGTTGTCTGCAATCTCAACTCAATGAGTACAGGACTGCTTGATGTATCTTGTGTTATCGCGCTGATACTATTGCCGAGCTTTTCTAACAGAGTGTCGCGGATGATACGGACATCTGCTTGCTGAGTGGCTACATAATATCGTAGGCTGTTGAGTATTGACTCCAACGCCTGTGCGGTTGATTCTGTAACAGACTGAATACCTTGCTGCAAAGCAGATATATTTGAACTGCCAGTAGGTTTGACGTTGAGAACGTCCATCAAGTTCTTTGCATACTCATTGAATAATGCAAGGTTCTTGTCTTTCAGCTCCTTGATACCTTCGAGTTCTTTCTTGGTAACGTCAAGACCATTGTTTCCACCTTCGCTGCCCTCAGATACCGCTTTGTCGAATGCTTCAAGGATAGGCTGAATGTATTTTGAAGTAGCTCTATTCATTAACTGCTTGGTGAGCATTGTATTGAAATACTCATCAAACTTATTATTGAGTGCTTCGAGTGCATCACTACCTTCATTGAAAGCATCTACCCACGCTTCCGAGAAAGCTTCAGCAGCAGATTTATAGTTAGACTGAGAACCGAAACCGCCAAGTGCTTCTGTCATAGACTCACCTAATTCTTTGATTGTAGTGTTCAAATCATCAATCTGCTGTTCCCATTCTTGAATCTTACCTTCATCAGGTTTCTTGCGACCGCGCTCTGCATTAATCATTGCTTGGTACGCCTTCTGCTGCTTTTTAAGGGCATCGACCGATTTTTGGTTGTATTCGTAGAGCTTTTGCGTATCAAAGGCATCGTCCATACTCTTTTTAAGCTTTTCGTAAGCGTGTTGCAAGGAATTTACAGCGCGTTCTTGGCGTGCAATTTCCTTATCAATCTTTCCTTCGTTACTAAAGAGTTTAGCTACGCCTGTAAGCGCGCCCATTGCGCCCGATACGACACCTGCATAGTTTCCGCTATAGTACGAACCGACCGCCTGACCGATGTTGCTGACAATATCCAGAGTGTTCTCTAAATTAGCATCAGAACCGCTAAGTGCCTCAAACAGAGCATTAAACGAGTTAGCCATTGTGGAAACTACGTCTGTAATATCCGTCACGGATTTTGAGAACTTTGCTTTTGCCTGCTCTTCCTCAGTCATAATCGTTCCGAGCTTTGCAATCTGCTCATCTGTGAGGTTTAACTGAGATTTCAAAGAATCACGAATGCTTTTGTTGGTTGCTAACTTCAACTTTAAGGTTGTAACAACGCTTTCGTTCGCATCCTTATTCTTTGTCAGTTCGTTATATTCCTGTTCCAAAGACTCAACATAAGCATTTTGGTTCTGCAATTTGCTCGTCAAATCTGCTCTAAGTCCGTTAAGCTCTACATACTTTTCTACGCCGCCCGACTTTTTTAAGTCTTTACCAGCCTTAATCATTTCTTTAAGTCCGCTAGTGAAAGCCTTGAAAGGATTGCGTGAATTGCGAACTTCATTGACCTTATTAATCTGTTCCGCAATAGTCTTCAACTCTGTTGGGTCTAGGTCTCTAAGCTCTGTACGCAACTGTTGCAGTCTTTCTGCCATCGCATCAAGTGCCTTAGAAGAAACTTGGTCTAGATTATCAAACAGACGAACATACATGTCGCTATTTTTGAAATTCTTCCAAGTATTTTCATCGGTCTTTTTCTTGTATTGCGCATTCAAGTTTTCTTGCAACTGTTTTTGCAACTCTGGATTCTTGGCAATATTCGCATTATTTTGCAACTTGTAACGCTCATTGATATACCATCTATCAAGTTGAAGCTGGTCTGTCAATTGCTGCTTGTATGCCTTAATCAGCTCTTGCGCTTGATTAACTTGGTCTTGATAGACTTCCTTATCAAGTTTCTGCATTTGTGACGTGTATTCCTTTGCAACATCATCACCCCACTTAGTTTGGTCTTTACCCCATTTTGCTTCAAAATCATCTGTAATAGACTTGCGCACATCATCGAAAGAAGAAGTCAAATCCCCGAACATACTTTTGATGATGCTATCAGAAAGACCTTCTCCTTTGAGCTTCTTAAACAAATCAAGCTGTGAGAATGCTTCTTGCGCATTGTTCTTCGCATCGTCAAGTTGTTGCTTGAAATATTCCTCATCAATATCAAGACGGATTTCAGTGGCGTTGCGTAATGCGCTGCCACGTTTTCCGAGTTCCTTATATTGGCTTGCAAGATATTCAATCTTCTTCGCAATAGTCTGGCGGTCTGGGATAAAGTTGTTTATATTCATACCAACATTCTTTGCCGCCAACGTAAAGTGCTTACGAACATCGGCTGTAGCTTGCTCTTCGCCTTCGTATTTAATGAGTTTCTGATATTCAGAACTCATATCCTTCAACAGAGAAATGCGCTCGTTGAGAATATCGCGCTGTTCTTTTGCCGCATTTTTTGCTGCTTTTTTGTCTTCTTTTTCAAAAGGATTCACTCCTAATCCCTTTGCGGTGGCAGTTGCAGCATTCTTGTATTCGCGAACCATTTGGCGCAAAGTTGAAACATCTATAGTGTTTCCACCTAAACGTGGGTCACCTGCTTTAAACATCTTTCGGATAGAATCATCAACTTTGATTTTCTTCGTGTTCTTTCCTACGGAAGCCAAACGTTTTTCGAGTTCACGCCAATTCTTTGCAGCTTTAGCCGCATCATCACCTTTTTCAAGGAAACTTTCAAGAGCCTTATCGTTTGTAATCTCCTTGACAACGAGATTGATGCCATACTTTTTCTTTGCAAAGAAACCAGAGAGATAATCATCAACCCAGTTTACTTCTTTCTCCATCGAGTTTTTATTGATGGAAACATTTATGCCAAAGTGTCTGTAAGCAAGGTCTCTCTCGTATTGACTCCAATCGCGCTCGGCTGCAATTCTGTCAATTACGCCTTGTATTTTTATAGGGTCATTGCTATATTTTTTTCTTAGGTCTCCAAATACAGCATCAAACTCTCTGTTCAATTCTTGCGCCTTATTTTGTACGCTGTTCATCGCACGGATAAGGTCGTTGAAGTCTGCTTGCGAACTACCAAGGAAAGATGGCATTTTATAGTCGCTGCCGCCTTGTGCTATGTTGATTTTCTTTATCAACTCATACATACGTGTCATATAGTCAATGTTGGATTCGTTATCCTTTTGACCTGCACGTATCTCATCAAAGTATTTCTTCGTGGTCGAAGTGGCTTGTTTATAGTTTTCGTTAATGTTTGCTACAACTCTCTCCATTTGCGAAGACTTTGCAAGAGCATCAATCACAGCATCCTTGTAATCGCCTGCATCGTCATCAAGACCATCTGTAAACCAGGTATTCCAAGCATCATTCTTGGAATAATTTCTTCTGATAACCTCAATACTATCAATGAAATCTTTATATTCTTTCTCAACCTTACTGAAAGTAGTGTTAAGCTGGCTTACATCAAGAGTATCTACATTGATTTTGAAAGTCAGTCCGTCTTTTGATGCGGCATCAATAAGCTTTTGTAACGTTGTACGTCTATCCTCAATATTCTTCTCTAAATCCTTTCCTTCTAATTTACTATTTGCGTTTGTGGCTGCATTTGCAAGGTCGTTGTACGTTCCAGCTAAAGCACCTATTGCGCCTTTTGCCTTTATGGTTTCTTCTTCGGCTTTACGTACATTTTCGTTGTACTTGGAAATCTTATCATAAACGGTAGTTATTACTTCTGCTACAGCGTAAATAGCGAGACCTACACCTATACCTGATAATGAACTTTTAACGAGACCGCCAAAATCTTTAAGAGCTTTTTTCATTCCATCTAAGGAATTTACGAAAAGAGCCTTGTATCTCACGATACCTGTGCCAGATGCTTGCGAAAAAGCTTGTCCGAGACTAGTCTTTGCAAACATAGAGTTAGCCTTTATAGCAATAAGAATAGGTATAAGAGCTTTTCCTATCTCTGCAAGAGTCTTCCAATTATCAAGCAGAGAAGTACCCCAGCTTACCATTCCATTCATTGTACCCTCGTTAGCCTTGCCAATATCATTGAGCATCACATCGAAAGCATCCTTCAAGTTGGAAATCTTACCTTGGAGAGTTTCAGCCTGAATCTCTTGCATATTGTAGAATGTTCCACCCTTATCGGTCATGCGTTGGAATATTGCCTCAACATCCTCAAATGTAACCTTACGCTTGGAAATCATATCAACAATCTGCGCGGTCGTGTACGCTTCTCCCTTAACTTCCTTAAAGTATTGTTGCAACTCACCATACATATTGATACCAGCCTCAGTAAACTGACGAACCTCAGAGCCGCGAAGGTATGCAGCAGCCTTGACTTGTCCGTATGCAAGGATAAGTCTTCCCATATCAACGCCAAGACCTGCTGAAACATCGGCAAGTCGCTTGGTTGTATCATAAAGTTTATCAGACTCAATTCGGTAAGCGGAAAGTTGTCGTGTGTAATCCACCAAGTCCTTGATACGGAAAGGTGATTTAACGGCAAGTTCTACTGTCTTGTTGAAAATCTCGTCTGCCTTTGGTTTGTTCTGCAAGATAGCTTCGAGTGAACGCTCTGAGAGTTCAAACTGACCTCTAACTTCTGCTATTTGTCCAACAAAAGATTTTGCTGCACCAAATGAGAATGTAAATGCTATACGCTGTGCCCAACGTGACATATATCCAGCCATATATGATGTTTGTTCGGTCAACGCGCGAGAATTAACACCAGCCTCTTTCAAGTTTTTGTTATGTTGCTCAATTGCAGCATTGAGAATATCCAATTTTCGCTTATAATCAGCATCGGTTTGAGACAACTTCATACGAGCTTCTTTCAGATATTCTATAGCGCGTACTTGGCGATTGAGCGTATTTGCAGTAGCAGAGAAATCAAGCGCGCCTTGATATGTAGTGTTTGCCTTGTTATTTCTCGTCTGATAGTCTTTTGCTCTATCAGCGTATGCCTTTCTCTGTTTGTTATTGTAAGATTGTTCGGCACTAACCATCTTATCAAGAGCCTTCTGAAAAGCAACAGTACGTTCATTATACATCTGCTGCTGGTATCGTAACTCATCCTGTAATGACTTCTTTCGCTTAATAAGTGCATCTTGGTCTGCCTTGGTGAGATTTTGTGTTGTATCTCGCAACATACTTTCAATAGAACCAATTTCTTGCTTTAACTCAGCAATATTCATACCGCTAGCACCCTTTGCCGATTCCTGTAATCTCTGAAATGCAAGTGCCGCTTGCATAATACCACTAGTGCCAGAACCATTCATCTTAGATAGCTGTGCTACCATATTTTGAATGTTCTGTGCTGCTGACGTAATGTTATTGTTCATGTTACTTGCACTCGCACCTACGTTTGAGATACCACTGCTTGCATTTGAAGCAGATGCGTTGATTGTTGCGAGTTTTGCTATAACTTGGTCTAAAGAATTAAGGAACGGCTTAGTACAAACAGACATATCCTTGAAAGATTGTGTTACACTAGACGCGGTATTTTTAGCCGTATCTTGTAACTTCTGCAACTTATCATCAGCCTCTTTGATTTTCTTCAATGCAGACTCTGGTATAACAAGAGCACTGCCTAATGCTGAATCTGCCATAATTCAAAAGTTTAAGAGTTTATAAAATCGGTATTCCAAGGTCATTGAGATTTCGTAAATCCTCTGCACCATTGATTACCTTTGCATTCTTTAATTTGTCGTTCTCCTGATTTTTGTCTTTGTCTGACGAAATCTTCTCTAAATGAGTAAAATCCATAGACGCAAGGCGAATCTGCGGAACGGTCATTCTCCACTTATATTCTTCTTGCGAGCACCATGTGTTGGCACGTAAGAAATCTATCATTTGTCCGTATTCTGTTCGTGACGGGATAATTCGGCTGCTTGTTTCTTCCTCATCAGAGCTTGATTGCGGACGGTCTGAATCACATTGGTACTCGCGAAGAAAAAATCCACATCTAGCAAATTGAGAATCTCAACGAGTAATGTTGCCCAATCCTTGATGTCATAGTCTCCCCAAAGTAACTGGTCGTAAACTTGTTGGTATTCCTCAGAATCAATGCGTTTCTTGTCATTTAGCAAGGATAGTGTGATTACTCTTGCCACCGATGGAATGTTGATGGCAAACTCCTTGATAACGTCACCCATTGACAAGTTTTCGCCCTTGACTATCTTGCAAGCCTCCTCTGCAATCATCCATTGAGTGCCAGGCTTCAATGCTCTTATCTCCCACTTCGTACCTTGTAGTTTTACAATTGTAGGAGAATCATTCATAATTTGCGCCAGACGTTCCATTGCCGCATCAGACAAAGGAGAACTAGGTAACACCTTATTCTCGTCTTCTACTGCTTGTTTCTTAGCCTTATTAGGGTCTTTTTGTGCTCTATATACTTTTCCCATATATGAATTACTTTCTAATCACACTTACTGTTCCATTATACTTCTTGGATAGGTTTTGTAGCTTTTGAAACGACATAGAAATGACTCTGTAAGATTGTTTAAGATTACCACCGCCATCTTCCAATATATTAACATAGGGCATAGTCGCAACAACAGCCAAATCAATTACTCCACTAGGGGAATAATCGTTTTTGAGATATTCGTTTATCGCTTCACGACCTTTAATCTCTTCTCCATACCAATTCTTGCCTTTGGATGCTTTTGGTGAGGATGATAAGTAACCTATCTTTTCAAGCTTGCCTTCGACATAAATGCCATATCCGTAAGAATCATAGAGGTTGTGCGTTTGATGTGTGTATGTAATTTCTTGAATACATTCTCTTAACACATTCTTTGCATCCTTGTCTAATTCCTTCGTAATAAGCTTTAATGCTTTTTTGTATAATGTTTCAGCCATAAATGATAAAACTTAAAAAGGAGCGGACAGCATTAAAGCCGCCGCCCCTTGTATATAGTCGAGAATTGTTGAAGAACCGAAATTAATCAGATGCCGTTGGCAATGAATAGTTGTGGTCAACATAGAATGGTGTGCGAACAGTCTTAGAATTAACGGTAAGCGCAATATCCTTGGCAGTACCAGCCAATGCAATACGAGCCAAGTTTGAATTGAGAGACTCAATAGTCAACTTAGAATTGAGCTGAACCTTTGGAAGAACGTAAGCCTCCATTGTGGTTCCATTAGGTTGAACCTGTACAACATCAATCTTTGCATACTTTGCTTTGTAAGTAGAAGGTGCAAGAGTCTTCTTTCCTGTTGTATCGTCTGTAAAATCACACAATGCAGCCAAAAGCTCCTTCTGCGTATCACCAATCTCAGCCGCAAACTGCCATTTACCAAGTTTAACAATGGAAATGATAGGAGAGTCAGAGGTCTCGCACTCAATATCGGTGGTGTCGTTATCATCTTGTGAAATAGATGTAGTGTCCTCAATAACATCCTCAAGAATGTAAGAATCACCCTTTGGAGCAGATTCATCGGACTCTGTGCCATCGAACAATGTGGCAACAATATAATCTGGCTTGATGAACTTGACAGCTCCCGCACCAGTATTTACAACCTTTTTCGACATAATATAATGAGTTTTAAATGTTACATTTAATAGATTTTATATATTTATCTTGCGATAACTGAAACAGAAATCATCTGAAAATGGAACTGACGATTTGAATCATATCCGCTATCACGGTAAAGAACTTGAATTGTATAGTCCTTATTATTAGATTGTTTAATCACATCGTCAAGGATTCCTTCCATCTTGTCAAGTAGTTTAACGTTCTTTCTAAGTGGAGTTCCCTTTGGTCTTGCATAGAGATAAATGTTAGCATAGCCAGAGGAGTAACCGCCATGTTCTCTTTGCTGACCTACGTCAACATTTACAAAATCATCCCAGTCTTTGCTAGTTGTAGGAGGTAACTCTCCGACAAATATGTTGTCTGAGATTTTTCCTTTAGTAAGAAGCATCGAAAAGAAATTCTCAATTCGAGACAATCTGCGATTAATCCTCTGTGCCATAACTTGTTATCCTAAATACATTTTACCTTATGATGAAAAAACTAAATATCAGTACCCTTGATGTAAGCTACACATCCGTGCATCTGTGTCGGATAAACGCCAATAACCATTCCGTCAACATCCATTCCATACATCTTTCCGCGGAAACGAATGCCAGCATTCAATCCTTCAGGAATATATTCTTCCTCTTTTCCATCTTCTCCCTCTTTCGTGGGCATCGGAAAATAGATTGTATATCCTAACGTAACTACGCCCGAATTAAAGAGTTTGTTGGTTTCCTGAATATCGCAATCAGTTTCAAAAATGATAGTTTCTACATTTTCTGTTTCGTCTGAGCTAGTATCAGTATCACCTAACATATCCCCATCGCTTCCGATAAGGTCTCCATCTTCTTTCGGTTTTTGCTCCGAGCGGTAGAACACGCCATGATAGGCATATTCATCCAAAGCATTTCTGTCAGTGTACATAGCTTACCAATCTGTTTCTTTAATCCATTTAACCTCTCCATCGGTTTCATTGAGAGCTTCAAGTTTTTCATCCTCTCCATACTTCTTGTAAAGTCTTTTGAGTTCTGATTTGATACTCAGCAATGCAGCCGATGTAATGGTCTGAGCACCTACCGTAAGAGTATATGCGCCATGTTGGTTTGTGGTCGATGCTGTCTGATAGACACCGAATACAATCTTTTCCAAGAGTGCAATCTTACATCTGTCTTTCTGTTCTTCTGTCAAGTCCAAATAAGAATCAACATCAGAAACGCCGCAATCCAAAGCGACATTGTTTAATGCTGACTTGTCGAAGACAAAGTTAGTCATGCCGCTCAGATAGTCCAATATGTCAAACTTCGATGCTGCCATTGAGAGATAAATGAATTAAATGTTATTGTATATTGTGAGTGAACAACCATTAATCACCTGCTATTGAGGTATCAATGATTACGTGGTTCATAAAGTCGAGAAGTGCAGGACAAGCCGACATCATGACCTTAGTCTGCCACTCGCGGAACTGACCGTTATCCATTGCGTAGTTTCCTACGGTAACGAGTCCGTCAGCGATTGAAGCCCAAGAAACATCAATGTTCTTTGCGCCATACTTCTGTTGAAGTGTCTGGTCGTAGATAGGAGTCCACTTGAACTCAACGCTATCACCGATAGGGCAAAGTACAACAATCTTATCATCCCAACCTTGCACGAATGCGTCAGTTGTAACAGTCTTGTTGCGCTCCTTCTCAACGACAATCTCGATAGGCGAAAGACCTGTCATGTCGGAAAGTGATTTCTTGAAGTCCTCGTCCAAAATCTGCATATTTGCAGTATATGCGCGGTCGTGAGCCTTGCACCAGTTGATGTACCACTCCTTAACCTCCTTGTTCTGCAAGAATACATCACGGTACATCTTGCGAGTCATCTTCCATACGAGAGAAATCTCAGTACCGCCACGCTCATCGCGATAATCGTCTTCAATCTTTCTCATCTGTGAGATAAGGTTGCAGTCTGGGGCAGTCCAAACCTTTGCGCCAGCTTTCTTGCGGTTCTCAGTTGGGAATGGTTCAACCTTCTGCAAGAACTGCTGCAAGCCTTCACCCTTGCCCTTCCAACTCAACTTTGCAGTTGTCATAATCTGTGCTGTCAAGTTAGAGAGTGTTGCCTCTGCTGAGTTCTTACCTACCTGAACAACATCGCGCACCCAAGCAGCCATAAGGTCTGCATCGTTGCCGAACTGCTCAAAGAGTTTTTCCTTATACTCGCGTTGTCTTGCGTTCTCAGACCACTTGTAACCGATAAAGTCTGGAATTGTACCTGTGTACATCTCCAAGCCATCGTTATCCATTTCTGGAGCATCACCAAGTGGAGCGCGAAGGTGCATCAAAGGAGCTGCCTCTGCCTTGCGAGACTTGATGCTGAATGAAGCCACGCCATCGTAGTCTGTAGGTGTAGGCATAGAAGCTCTACGACCTTGTGTGAGATACCAGCCATAGTTAGTATAGAGCAACCCCTTGGTATTCAAAAAGGTTCTCAAAAAGTTGATGTTATCCTTAGAAGAGAACAACTTGGCGTATCTCGAATTGTTAAAATCAAATTGTTGCATATCCTGAATACTTAAATTAATGATATGTTATCCTATTGTTATCCTATTGAATTGGAGCGGTTAGAATCCGAACCATCCGTTCTCTGTTCTTGTGTTCATCGCAAGTACGGCTGGTGGAAGCTTGTTGCACTTTGCCAAGTTCAAGATTACTCTTGAATCCTTAATCAATGCTGGTGTGTAAGAGTACTGAGCACCCTCACCTTCCTCAACATTGGTTGACAAGTTAGGGTCATAGAAGAAGTCGTTATCGCGGTCGAAGTAAGCGTTAGGATTTGTAACCATAGGAGCTGCGGTTGCGCCTGCCTTTTCTGCCTCTACGAGAATATCGCCAACCTTCAATGCAACTGCAAGAGTTGCTGAAAGAGTGAGCTTCCAAACATCCTTGCCACCTTCGGTTGCTTTCTCTACAGCTGTAATGGTAACACCCAAAGACTTCTTCGTAAAGTCTGACTGTGCCACCATGACATTATCACCTGCAAAAGGAATGTGATGATAGCCATCATTGACAACCAAAATATCTGTGTCGGTGATTGTAGCTGCCTTTGCCAATTCGTAATACTTCAAAATCTTGACGGTCTGACCGCCATTCTTGCCGTAAGTGTCTGGGTCATACTCGCACAAATCACCTGCGTAAGCCTTAGCGCGACCCTTGAACGGATTTGTGATAACACCACCAAAAGGAGGGTAAACGAATGCGTCCTTGTTGCCGCTTACGAGGTTAATGAAAACGCTTCTATGACCGCCAATCTTACCATGTGCTTGGATAAGTGTACGACCGCCAAAGTGACCGCCATATCCATGCTTCAAATAGAAATCATCTGCTGCTGCCATAATTTGTAAATTTGTTAAATAGTGAATGAATAATGTTATTCGCCAGCGTCAGGGTTTACAATGCCTACAACGTCCGAGAAATCGTCAGCCTTATCGTTGTCACCACCGCCCGCACTACCTGGAGTGTTGTTGTTTGGCTTCGAATGAGAGAGATTGTAGAACTCCTCTGCATCCGTAAATTCCTGTTCGATGTCAGAATCCTTTGTGAGGTTCAACTTGCTCATGTACTTGTCAATCCACTTACTATCGTTGATACCTTTCTCCTTGAACTTGGCGAGAAGTTCACTACGTTTCTGTGATACAAGCTTAGATGCTTCGTACTCTGCATCCTTCTTCTCTAGAGCTTCCAAGCGTTCCAAAAGCTTCTTTTCAACAGCCGAGGGCTCTTTGTCATCGTCATTTGGGTTTGGCTTGGTGTCAGGATGCTCATCGTTCCATTTCTTGATGAAGTCGGCATTGTCCTTCTCGTAGTTGCCGTTAAGGGAAACATACTGCGGCAAAATCTTCTTCACCAAATCATCTAACTCTGTATCTTCACCAACTAAGAGGTCAAAGTGGGAATCACTCAAACTCTTGATTGTCTTTTCACTGATGGAAAGGTGTTTTCCGTTTGCAGTGAGCTTTGCTTTTAGGGTGTCTAAAAGTTGTTGTTTTGTAAACTTCATATTACTAATTTTTAAAATTCCGCTGCAAAGATAATTAAATAATGTGGTGATTTATAGGTTTTTAAAAACTCTATTTGTTACGTAACCAATATAGAATTATTTTCACGCTATTATATATTATAAATTAGGTATCTTTGCAGCATGAACACGAATAAAGATGTAGAAATCAGACCACAAGAGGGATTCCAAATGTCCTTTGCAAGTAGCAACGTTGACGTTGTTTTTGGTGGCGGAAATCTCGGAGGAGGCAAATCGTATGGTCTTGTACTTGCGATGGCAGAGCCGTTAATGACCGACCCAGATTTTCGTGCTATGATTTCACGCCGTTCACTTGGTAATCAAAAAGCAGGTGGAGGATTCGTAGAGAAGTTTAAGCAGATATTCGGAGCTGATTTCGTAAAAATCAGAGAGAGCGAGAATCCGCGCGTTACATTTCCGAATGGAACGTTTGTCGATTTGACGTATCTTGACGATTCCAATATGGATAAGTTGAGAGAACGCGCGAAAGGATGGGAGTACGATTTGATTGCGATTGACGAGTTGACGGAGATGACTTGGGAAGTTTTCTCATACGTTATGACTCGAAACAGAGGTCAGAGCAAGACGTTTACAGGTAAGTTCTTTGCAACACTTAACCCGAAGCGTAGCCACTGGACAAGAATATTCCTTGATTGGTATATTGGTTCAGATGGTTTTATCATCCCAGAGCGTGATGGTGTAGTCAGATACTTCTATTGTGCAGGACCGACTGTTAAGGATGTTGTTTGGGGGATGTCTAAGCGAGAAGTCTATGAAAAATGTAAGATAGATATAGACAGAAAGCTTAAAACCATTGGCGGCAACTTTGGATATGAAGTAATGATTAAGAGTTTTGTTTTCTATCAAGGTAAACTTGGTTCAAACAAGAAGATGCTTGAAAACAACTCTGGCTATTTAGGTTCTGTAGCGGCATCGGGCGGTAGAATGGCACAAGCTCTTATGGAGGGTAACTTCAATGTTGACCCCGAAGAAGAAGATGATATTCCGATTCCTAGCCAAGCGGCAAGAGATTGTTTCGTTAAAGACCCAGCCGTAAATGGTGACAAATGGATAACAATCGACTTGGCAGATTTCGGAAAGGATAATACTCTGATGTTGTCGTGGAATGGATTCCACGTTGTCAATTACGAAATCGTTATGCACTCGACACCGCGAATTAATGCGGAAAGAGCTAGATTATTCGCGGCGAGTGAGGGAGTAGCAGAAAGCCATATTATCTATGATGCTACGGCAGGTAGGTATTTCAATGACTATATACCTGATGCTATTCCATATATATCAGCAGCAAAGGCAATGGGAATTTATTACTTGTCTGCAATGACAATAAAAGACCTATGTTACTTGCGACTGAGCTACATGATTAAGCGAGGACAGCTTACATTCTCTGATAAGGTTGCAAATGCGGTTTATACGCATCAAAACCTCAAATACAGAGTTTCCATACAGAATGAGTTCATGGAAGAATGCGCGGTAGTTCGCTTTGATAAGATGCAGAGTGGAAAGAAGAAGTTGCAGAGCAAGAAGGAAATGAACCGAAATCTTGGAAAAGACCGTTCTATGGACGTGCTCGACCCTTGCGCAATGAGAATGTACCCATGTTTGAATATGGAGTATGGTAGCGAGCTACAGGAGGGATTCAGACTCGCAGCACAAGATGTTGAAGAAAAGAATCCTAATGCTCAGAGCATTTATGATGATACGTTGTACTATTAATTATAGAATATATGCTGAAAAAAGAAAATATAAAAATGATTCTTGAATCCGTGCGGATTGACTGGGATAAATGCGATGAGAAAGACATTGCGTTTGCTATCCTATGTGACGCATTGGAAGATAAGACTTTAGCGTATCGTCTTGCTTATCGTAAGAGTGAAAAGGATGCAGCGAAATTCTACGAAACTCCACGATTCAAGAAACTGCTAGAAGTGCTAGAACCTTTCGGTATCGGCAATGTTAATAACAACGCTATTACCAAAGAAGAGAACAAAAACGAGCTTCTCAAAATGCTTGACAAGATAGACCAAGCTCTTAGTGACGGAAATCTTGAACCGAAAGATGCATTGAAGATGCAGACTGATATACGTGTAAAGCTGAATGACAAATTTGAAATGGAAGAGTCACAGAAGCAGAAACGAATCATCGTAGTACCAAGCAAGCATGATATTGTTTGCCCTACTACCAATAGAGAATGTAACTACTGGCCTTCAAGAAAGGCTTGTTGCAGACACTTCGGTTTGATTGACCCACAAGAGAATAACGATTCACAAAATAACAACGATGTTGAACCATCATTAAACGACAATAACGATGAGTAGAAAGAGACAAGACATAATCAATGATTTTTTAGAGAATCCTCAAAAATTGCTTCTGAAAAAGCCGTTTTTGAGGGGTTCGCGCTCTATTACCATCAATGACTCTTCTGATGGTTCGGATATTAAGACAAACTTCCGTAAAGAGGCACAGCTTCCGAATATCAGCAAGATAGTCGTAAGCCAAGAGCGTTTTGCGAAGGAGTTAGACCCTTATTCTCACAGGGTATTGTTTGATACGAACTTACCTTCTATATGCTGCAAGCTTGATGATGGCAGTTATTGCGAGATTGAGTTTAAGAAGTTTGGTATTCCTATGCAACAACGCATTGTTGACAAGAAAGCTCTCTGTTTAGGTGGTAATAAACGTAATCATATATTACATGACAGCAATCCGACTGACAAGCTCAAAAAGAACTTTGCCGATTTCAAGTGGCATTGGAAAGAGACAAATCAGGATGGTATCGAAATGCAAGCTATACGTATTCAGCAGAGTTATGGTGATGTGGGATTACTCGTTTACATGAATGAGGATAACGAAGTAAAAAGTAGGCTATTCTCGTATGAAGATGGCTATCAGATTATCACACACAAAGACGATAATGGAGAACCGCTTCTTGATTGCGTGTATTATCGTACAGAGGATAATGTAAGACACATTGATGCATACGATAAGACATATCATTATCATTTCACAGATGTATTCGTTCAAGACGTTGATACAAATGAAGTACTGAAAGGATGGTGTTTGGAAAGCAAGGAAGTACATGGATTCTCTGAGAGTCCACTTGTCACAAAGCGTGGTGATGTTGCTTGGAATAACGGTCAAGACCTTATCGAGCTATTCGAGATTATCTATAATCTGTTTGCAGTCATTCAAAAACGTCACGGATGGGGAATCCTTTATATCAAGGGTAAACTCAATGAAACCGCAAAAAAGATTGCTGGTTCAATTATTCTGAACGATACAAGTATTGAAGGAAATGGCAGTGCAGAGTTTAAAACTCCACCTTCTCCACAGAACATGATTGAGTTCATGCAATCAATTCTCGACCAATTGCAGATTGCTACAGGATGTACATTTATCTTGCCGAAGGATATTAAGTCTAGTGGTGATATAAGCGGTTTGGCAATTCAAATGACACGTTCTTTGGATATTGAGGAGGCTAACAATGCAGCTATTGAGTGGCAGAATTTCGTTAGTAAACATTCAAGACTATTCAAGGAAGGACTGGCAAAGCAGTTGGTTGCAAGCGGCGAGAATCCTACTGCTATCACTGAATTTAAGCAGATGAGAATCAGTACATCATTTAAGCCTTGGCAGCCATTCGATGAAAATGCATGGAATCAGATGCTTTGTACATTGAGCGGTGCAGGTTTGATTTCTACTAAGACTGGTGTTGAAAAGAATACTGTTTCTGCACCTGACGAGGAAGTAAGATTGCAGACTCAGCAAGAAGAGGCAGATGAACGTGCCGAAAAACAAGCTGAGATTACCGCAAGGACAAAGAATACGGACAATAACAAAGAATAAATATGAAGGCAGAATCATTATACATACAGAAGTTGACTTACGATGAGAACACTGGTAATGAGATTATCGGTTTGTTCCCATCGGAAGCTAACCCTGCTATTGTATCATCATATACCTACGATGCAAAGCGTATGGGTGGTGCTCCTACCCTTACTGCTACAATATATTCTTCTGAGCCTTTGCAATGGAAGAAGGAAGAGTTCGTAGAGTTCAATGGTGATAGATTCTTTGCATCGTACACCCCAAGCTCTACAAAGGATAATTCGTCTAGAATGTGGAAGAGTGAAATCACTTTTACATCTAGAAGAGAATTGCTTGATAACACTCTGTTCTTCGATGTTGTCGTTGATGATGTTGATACACAGAATAAAGACAGATACCGCTCAAATCAGACAAAGTTCACGTTTGGTGGAACTATCCATGAGTTTGTTGCTCGCGTCAATAGCTCAATAGCATATTGTGGATTGTATCGTCCTACAGATGAATACAAGGGATATTACGTTGTTGTTGACGAAGGATATGGAACAGATGAAGTTAAGGAAGTATCATTTGAAGACCAATACTTAACTGATGTATTACAACTTATCAATACAACTTTTGAGCTTGATTACTACTGGGATGGCAACGTTTGTCATGTCGGCAAGGTACAGCACGACTTAACCGATACACCTATTAAATATGGTTGTAGTGATGCTCTTATATCTGTATCAAAGGAGAATGCGAACTATAAGATAGTTGATATGATAACAGGTTACGGTTCGTCCGACAACCTGCCATATTACTATCCTAATGATGATGAGTTTGGTGAAGCAGTTTTCAATACAGAGAATATCAGCAAGGATAAAGTCAGTGTAGAGTTGTCAAAGTTCCTCAAAGATTCAATATACAATGATACAATTGTACTTTATAAAAGCAAGGAAGGAAAAAGCTACAAAGGAAGTGTAGATGTAAGTCCACCTGCATTTTACATTCATAGTTCTACTATTCCAGAAAATTTATCACAAGCAGATAGTCCGTCTAACCCAACGGTTACGTGTAGTTTCTGGATTAACATTCCAATCAGTGCGATTAAGGGTCAGAAGATAGATTTGACGAACTTGAATTTTAGCTTTGAATTATTTAGTTACATTACGAGACCTGACTTTATATCAAACGTTAGTAAAGCAAATAGGAGCATAAAACTGAGAAAAATAGGAGAAGAAACGTATGTGCCTATCTCTGAAGGTATGAGCTTTGGAAATGTTTCTACATACACATTTAAAGAGAATGGAGATTTCATATTAACTATAGGTGCTGACTTTTCTTACAATTGCAAGGTGTTCAATAGTGATGGCATTAGGAGTTTTTATGGCGCGAGTGTTTGGAATGTTGCTTTTGGTGGAAGTGTTGAGTTCTCATACGAGTCAAAATCGGAATACGAATGGAAGAATGGAGACAAGTACATTCCTTATAGTGATGCTGGTATTAATGTAAGTGGAATCGGCGAGGCGAATTGCATTGAATACGACTATCAATTTGTAAAAGATGGTGATAGATATGGATTCAACAAGGTTTATACCGGAACTGAGGATAATGCAGTAAAGGTAATAGTTACTGATAGAGTCTGGATTGCACCATCATCGGTACTTATGCCTTCTATATATCGCAACACGAAAGGCGCAGAGCGTTTCTATTATGCTTTGAATAACACCCATAAATTGCCTAGTGGTAGTGGATATTATGAGTTTGTAAACTTGTATAAGAAAGGAAATCCTCACCAAGGAACGGTTACTTTTGATGATATAAAACCAACTATTAATGGAATTGTAAATGCAGAAGGACAGTTGTTTGGAGAGATTGCGGATGTTGCTTTTGATAAAGAAGATAGTGATGTAAAGGATAGCGATGGAACAACATATATACATCAATATTTCTACATCAAACTACACAAGTTTAATGGAGAGTTTGGCTTTGATTTATTTAATCATGTCTTAGCCAAGGAATCAGCAAAGATAAATCTCATCAAGAGTAACGGATGCCCTGCATGCTCATTTGTGATTTACAATCAACCGAGTGCTGACAAATCAAAGTGTTACAACTGTGTAAGTGTTGATGAAAATGGAAACTTAAAGCGAGTTAACACAGATAAGAATGACTACATATTTGCTAACGCTAGCGATGCTTACGAAGATAAGCTAAACCAAGATTCAACTCAGAAAGAGTTATGGATTGCGGTTCAAAAGGATACATCAACACTAGGTATCGTAATGCCAAACGCGAGTGCTGGATTTAAACCGCAAAAGGGAGATTTGTTTGTCATCACAGGAATCAAACCACCAAAGGTTCTTGTAACAGCAGCAGAGAAACGACTCGATGATGCTCTTATCAAGCACATGAATGAAAACAATACAGACCAGTTCAACTACTCTGTTAAGTTTTCTCGCATATTCTTGCAAGAGAATACTGACTTTGCAAGCAAGCTAAACGAGAATGCAAAGCTTTCAATACAGATACAAAGCGATTCGGATAGCGATGGAAATCTTATTAGTCACGAAGTTTTCGTCAGCAACTACTCAGTAAAGGTTGATAACGATGAGCTGGCAGAAGTTGAAGTTGAGCTTGTAAATTCGTTGGAAGTTACAAAGAGTGATGTAAAGCAGATTATTGATGCAGTAAAAGGAGAAACGGTTAAATCGCTATCTGGCATGGTTGGTGGTAATAATACTAACAACTTTAATGCTAATATAACCGATAAAATGTATCTCTCTAAACTGAAAGACGATGTAGCCAATGGTACTATCACCTTCGAGAAGGTGCAGAAGTTCGTGCAAGGCTTCTTCCTCGGTCACACTAACGAGTTCAGCATAGATGGAAGTGGTAACGCTATCCTCTCTAGTGTGTTGGTGAATCTATTGAAATCACTCGACTTTAACGAAGCAGAGCAGAGCGGTTTTGCTATTAAGCAACGAAGCGATGGTAAGTTTCAAATGTTGCTCACGGATTTGATAGTTTGGGGTAAGGCAATATTCAATACGTTGCTCATCCGTGAACTCAGCTACGTTGGAGGTAATATCGTCCTCTCCCCTGCTGCTGGCAAGATAAGCTACATCAAGGAAGTATATAGCGAGACAACGAATGAGCTGATTGGTTGGAAATGCTATCTCCTCGCTGATGATGGAACGACCGCCACTATCAACTCATTCAAGGTGGAAGACCAAGTTAGATGCAAGACTTTCAATATAGCACCTGGTATCTATGAGAACGTCAGCAACAAGGACTATTGGAGACTTGTCACTAAGGTATCAACCGAGAACGAGGCTATCACCGATGATGAAGGTCACGAGCTCTATGACGGAAAGAAGTTCGCTTGGATTCAGATAGCGAAGGAGAACTGCATGGAAGGCTCGGATAACCCTTCTGTAGGAGATACCATCGTCCTCATGGGTAACAGAAGTGATAAGAGCAGACAGCACCTTCTGATGATGGAGACCGAAGGAGATTCCGCACCTACGTTCACCATGTACCGAGGCATCAACTCCTACTCCCTCAAAGGCAAATCCATCTTCGATGTAGGATTCAACGGCATTAACATCGTGTCAAAGTACTACCACATAACCACCGTTGATGGAGAGAAGATTTGGACTCCAGTCTATCGTGGTGATTGGAAGAAAGGTACGGAATACAGCTACTATGATGAGGTTACATGGCTTGGCACAAGATGGCTATGTATCTCTCCAGAAGGACAGACCACGACCGAAGAACCATCTGAGGATTCGCCTTATTGGAAGGCGACTACGAATATATACAAGCCGCAAGTCATCCTATATACCGATATTGTCTACAGCGGTATTGCTATAGGTGAGACACATAATATCACTTGCAAGCTAATGCTTGGTGATAAGGATGTATCAAACGGAGTAGCATCATGGAAGGTGACACGCAAAACCGATGATTCCGTAGATGATGCTGCATGGGCGACTAAGGATAAGGTTAAGAACTTCAATGGCTCAATAGATATTGTCTGGTCTAATGATGGAACAGAAGACGATTTGGGCAAGGGTGATACTGCGAAATTTACATTCACCGCAACCACCACAACAGGAAAAATTCATCAAGAATATATTAAAGTTTAAAAAAAATAGGAGATTAAAAATATGGGAAAAGAAATTCATCTTTCGGCAACCGCAGCAGTCAGACGAACATTGAAGGGTGATACGTTATCCCTCAGTCTGCAAACGAATGGCGTGCCGCTCTTTCAAGGTTTGAACCCAGATACGTTTACCGTGTCACCTAATTGGAGCGAGAGCGGAACGCATCCTATCATCACTCCATCTGTTGGCTCTGCACGTAAAAATAACGTGACACTGACTAATCACGCATGGGCTTACAACGGCAAGGACTTAGGATTCAGATCTAGCGGTACTGGATGGGAGACCTCGACTGTTGATAATAGATTCAAACTTAATCATGCTGATGGTTCTCTCTCTATTATCGGAGACCTCGCTTCTAAGGTCAACCAAGATTCCGATACTCTTACCTATTCGGGTGATGCCGTATTGGGAGCTAGCATATATCCAATGCAGAAAAGCATTGATATATTGGTGTCTATGTTGGGTGGCTCATCTTATTTCGGAGGTGTGTCGGCTGATACAACGGTATTAAGCAAGGGACAGACGCAAGCTACCCTCATACCTTGGCTGTTCAACTCCGCAGGTGGAGAGGTTTCTACCTATTCTATTAATCTGTATCGTGGTAGCGGAACAGACCTTGCAGGAACTTACCCAAATCCGGCAAGCGGTATCATTATTCACAGAGATAAGACGGGAGATGCGGATAAGCTCTATGTAGATAGTCATCAGCTCTTCGTCCTCGAATTTATTGTTGATGGTGCTGCCGTGTATAGAACAGGTATCAGCATTGATGATATATCTGATATTTATCAGCTTGCTCTTAATTCGGTAGGACAGGTTGATGAAGATAGTAATCAGACGTTCCGCTGTATCGTTACCAACTGCGAGACAGGTAAAGTACCGAAGAGTATAACTGGTAATGTTACCTTCGTTATCTATACTGATAGCAAAGGAAACATCGAGAATAAACGCTCGGAGACTATGACTTGGGCAAAGAACGTCAGTGATGGATTTGTTGTGAGGGATGCTGACACAATCGATGAGAACAAAAACATCATCGGTGTGTCGGTGTCAGCAGATGCTTATTTAACGGTTGATGATTAGGAGGAACGCTTATGCCAATAGTTAGTAATAAGGCGAATAGAAAATTCGCCCCTTTGGACGTTTCTGTATCAGTAGTGTGTGCATCGCCTAAGTCTCCATTCATGCAGACTATGGCTGGCGATAAATTCTTCCCAGACAGAACACAGAGCGGCTTTGAGTGTATTGCCTACCCACAAGTCAATGCTACGGCAAAGGATGATTCGTGGGATAGCAAGCAGTCAAATATGTCTCTTGCCAATATGGTATGGAAGGTTTCTACGGGAACGGAATGGAAGGATATATCTAAGATTAATTCTTGGAACGGTAAGTATAGCATTGATACAAGCAATACATCTAATCGTGGTTCGCTTACTATCAAGAGGAATCTGTCAAGTAATGATAAGCAGCAGTTGCAATTCGAAGCTGACCTGTATGATTACAGAACGAACTCTATATTGCATATCACCGCTGACCCTATCACTCTGTATACGGCAGATAAGGGCGCATATACCTATGGTATGGGTATTCGGGAAGATACCGATATTTCCTATAACCCATTCCTTGACAAACTGGCTCTCTATGAATATAAGGTTGCTAATAATATCATAGCTGCATCTACGGAAGCAAGAAACGCTTGCTTTGACGGGAATCAGTATGAATGTCACATTCCGATTGATGTATATAAGTCTAAGGATAGAATTACAAGCGGATTCTCTATTGAGCTGTATCGAGGAACGACTAAGATGTCTGCTTCGTCTGCTGCAAGCCCTAACGAGATTATATCTATCTCCACATCTGAGATTGTACTTGACCTTAGACTTGTAGAGAAGAATAATTATACCATCAAGGCGGTAATAAACGGCAAGGCTGTTGCTCAGTTCCAATTTTCCGCTTCTAGGTTCTATCCTTCTTTCAGTCAGCCTAAGTTCATGGTATGCAATGATATTGAATGGGGTAAGATGTACAGAAGCAACAAGGCTATTTTGGAGTACAACGGAAGGGTTGTTGAATACCCTAACCGCATCGTAGAATTGCAATGGCATACCGAAGCAACTAACGGTAATATCGTTACAAGTAAGTCTTGGCAAGAGGGAGATTCATGCTACTTCTCAATCAAGGAGTCGGGTCTTGGCGATGTTGAGAGCGATTATCTTGAAGAACAGATAGAATACGGACAGAGACCTGCCAACGGCTATCTCCTTGACGAAGGTGACAATTACCTGCTTGATGAGGATGGTAATCCTTTAATTGATTAATATGTATAATTAAAAAATATAAGATATGGGTGTTAAATTAACAGAAAAGAAGCTTGTGACGGCAATGAATCCCGACCAAACCTTCTTGATTGTAGTAGATGGATCGCTTCGCAGATTAAGTCTCGGAGACCTTCAGAAAATGATGGGTAACAATATTTTCTACCCAACAATAACTTTAGAGCAGTCTTCTAACCCTAAATTCGCTCTGCCAACGCCTTTCATGGCTGATATGTATCAGAGGGCAATGGGTGGATATATGATGAAGGTAGTAAGCGGTAAGGTGTATGCTGCAAAGCTTGCCCCTAGCAGCTGGGAGTTCTTTGCTGACGGAACAAAGGTGGATGATGCGTCAAAGTATGAGACGATGGTTCATGTTCCAGATTGCCACTTCAAGGCAGAGAACAAGACCTTGCAATTCGGAGGATTGTTCCCTATTTCGGGCGGTAAGACTTTCGATTCGCCAAACTGGGTAGGTGCATATAAAATGTACGTAGATGCAAGCGGTGTTGGTCATTCAAGACCTAATGTTACTCCTTCGCATTCCAGAACGATGAGCGCATTTTGGGCTTGCGCACAGAAGCTTGGTTCAAACTTCGGTCTTGCAAACTATGGATTTCAATGCCTCATAGAAGCATTGGAACAAGTAAGTTTCGGTGACCTTAATACACAATCTGTAATTGGAGCGGGATTCCAAAGTGCTTCTTGGGAAGCATGTCGTGATGTACCTATGGGTAAGTGTATCTCTCTCGGTGATGGCAGCGGTAAGGTGCTCTATAACGATACTACTCTCGGTAATCAATACCCTGTCAAATTATTTGGCTTTGAGGATTTATGGGGTAAGCTTTGGGAGTTCCGTCCAGGTATTCGATTCTATATGGATGGCGATACGAGATATGCTGTTGTCTATAGCGGCAACCGAGTAAGCAATACTGCTGAAGGCAGAAAGTTTACCGTACCATCATCCGCAAATGGAGAGTATATTACACGAAAGACGCTAGGTACATATTGGGATGTCTTTCCACAGGCTGTAGGAGGTGGCGATAGCACATACTACTGCGATGGATTCTGGGCTTCGACAAGTGGCGAGCTGCTGTACGTTGGGGGTAACGCTGACAACGGGTCGCTATGCGGTCTTTCGTCTGCGGCCTCGAACTACGGTTTCTCGGTCTCGCGGGCGTACATCGGCGCTCGCTTGGCTTTCTACGGAAACCCGACAATCGTGAGCGGTTCGGAGCTCATG